CCAACAAGATAGTCAGTAACTTTTCTACCTTCAATTTCAAATTCTTGTTTTTGTACAAGATTCATTTCTGCATTTTCAAGCAACTGTGCTTGATATACTGTAACGCCTGTATGGTTACCAGCTTTGTATAGACTATAAAAATTATCTTTCCAAGTTTCTAATGTTTCTCCAGGTAACCCTAAAATTAATTCTGTATATAACGGAATATTGTTTTCTTCGCACATATCAAACACTTCTTCAATTTTATTCATTTCAAGATTTTTTCGTTTGATAATTTCTAAAACATTTTCATCCATCGATTGCACAGAAAGATTTAAACCAATTTTTGCACCGCCATCATAGATAAGTTTTCTTACAATATCTACAACTTCTTTCTTTTGGTTTTTAGCCCATGCAATAGTATATGCTTTTGGATTGTCATATGTTTTTTGTACTTGAATAAGTTTATCTGCAATCATACTATCACGTTCAGCGAAAATACCAAAGTTTGCATCTGTTAAACTTACAAAGTCGCAACCTGTTTTACCGATCCATTCTAATTCATCAAACACACGTTCTAAATTAAACTTTTTAACTTTATTATATGTTAAACTGCCCCAGTCACAAAAAGTACAAGCATACGGACACCCACGATTAGTTTCAAGTGTAGCATTCCATGTTACTTCAGGATGCTTTGCCATAAGTTTATCAAATACACCTGTTAAGTAAGGACTAGGTATTTCATCTAATTCATTAATTCTAGGCTGTGCACCTGTGTCTACAGTTTTACCATCTACATTTACGATTAAACCCTTTACATCTAACCAAGAATCTCTGTCATCTAATGCTTCAAGAATTTTTCTAAAACTTCTTTCGCCTTCTTGTTTTACACAAACGTCAATATACGGAAAACGTTCAAAAAAGTTTGGATCTTCAATGGGAGGCTCTGGACCTCCAAACAAAATAACAATATCAGGATTTGCTTTTTTTAATTCTCTTGCTAAAACATTATTGTATTGTTTGTTCCATATATATGTAGAAAAGCCTACTACTGTGTTGTCCTTTAAAAGTTCAACTGTTTCAGCAATAGGATCTCTGCGCCAAACAAACTCGTCTAGTTCATATTGGCTACTAACAGATTCAAACTGATTAACATATGACCAAAGTATGCCAACACTATACGGTAAGTAGTAAGCATTGAACTCTTTAGGTCCTTGTTGGAAATTTGGGTTTACAAAACTAATTTTTTTCATTGATAGTATATTTATTGTTAAAAAGATTTTGCACTGTTGCCATGAGCCTTAATCCAGTATCTCTGTCATAATTGGAAGATCTAAAAAGATTTTGATTATATGTAATCTTATTTAGATTTTCCATAATTATATCTTCTTTTTGGGTTCTTGTCAATTTAATCCATTTTTCTAAACTTTGGTGGAATGCTTGAAATCGTTCATATGGATTTAAAATCTCATCGTAACTCTGATCTATCCCTTCAAAGTCTGTTTTATATCCTAAACTTCTAAGATATTTTAGTACTCGAAATTGCCCTAAAACCATAAATGGATGCCCGGCTGCAATAGGCTTCATAACCTTTTCTGTAATAAACATTCCTTCTTCTGCAAACGCAGTTTCTGTTACAACACTAAGTAAACTATTTTCGTAAAGAGCATGATTAAAAATAGTTGCATCTTTATCAGGATCACTTTTACAATCTACTCCGTCAATGTCTAAAGGTAAACCTTTAAGCAATGTTTTATTCCATAGTTTATCATCTTGTAGTGTAATTCTACTAGGCATGCCTACTTGGCCTTTTTGTGGTAAACTGCCACTAACAAGTCCTTGATTTACATATCCTGTATTAAGTAACCAAAACAAATGTTCAAGTCTTGAAGACCGTGTATTTCTGTTCATACTTAAAAAATCTTTAGAATCTTTATTTTTAATAGCATTTATAACTAATGCATTTTGCGGTATTCTATCATCAAAATAAAATGTATGAGTAAAACTGTGAACATGAGCAAATAAAGGCACTTCATAATTTCTACTACACCATGTTAAATAGTTTGTTGAGAAATCTGCATTACCATCCATAAGTATGACACTATTTTTATGGAAATCATTTTCTTCCATTACTTCGTGCATATTATAAAAACCGTCACATCCAGGAAAAATCATATTCATGCCTTCGGAAGAATTATCAATTACAATTCTTATTTTTCCTCTTCGAACTGCATTAGCAACATCATTTGGAAGATTATTCAAGACATGATTATCATATGTTCCCCAATCATTAGCATGACCTGCAACACTTACAAAATATATTCCAGGCCAGTTCCATCCATCTTTAATTTGTTTTACACCAAAACCTGCTTTTTTAAGTGTTCGAGAGTATAACCAAGTATCAAAAATGTACGGCTGTACACCGTACATATTTCCAATTGTGTCATGATAGTATGCTGCAAGTTTCAAGTTTCTTGTTTCTCAATTTGTTGTAGTATCCACTGGTAGGTTTGTTGCAACCCATATTCTAAATTATCTTGTGGTGCCCATCCTATAGTTTCTTGAATAAGTTTGTTATGACTATTTCTACCGTTTACACCGACGGGACCTGGCACATTATTAATTGTAAGTTTTTTATTAGTATTAACACTTGCAATTAAGTGTGCTAAATCATTTATAGCAATCATACGTTCACTACCAAGATTTAACGGCTGATTATAATCGCTTTCCATAATTCTATGGATGCCTTCAATAGCTTCATCGATATAAAGAAAACTTCTTGTTTGTGTGCCAGGTCCCCAAATTTCTACAGTTTCGTCTTCGCTCATTGCAACTTTTCTACATAAGGCGGCGGGAGATTTTTCTTTACCTCCAGTCCATGTGCTTTCTGGTCCAAATACATTATGAAAACGACACATTCTTGCACGTATACCGTAATTCTTTTCAAATGACATACACAAACGTTCGCTGAATAATTTTTCCCAACCGTATTCAGAATCGGGATTCGCTGGATACGCACTTTCTTCACTACACAAAGGATTATCAGGATCCATTTGATTGTGTTCAGGATACATGCAAGCACTTGAACTATAAAAAATACGTTTTACACCTTTAACAACCATTTCTTTTAAAATGTTAAGATTTATCATTGCAGAGTTGTGCATAATATCAGCATCGTTATCTCCTGTAAAAATATATCCTGCTCCTCCCATATCCGCAGCAAGTTGATATATTTCATAGATGTCTTCTGTAATTAATTTGCGTACATCTGCTTGTTCTCGCAAATCTACAATATGAAATTCATTGCATTCAGTTTCGCTGAATTCAGGATACTCTAAATCTGCACCGATTACATAGTGTCCTTGTGCTTTTAAACTTCTTACTAAATGAACTCCTATAAATCCGCCTGCGCCGCATACTAATATTTTACTCATATGTCTGCTCCATATTTTTCAACAAGATCTAATAATTCTACAGGTTTTAAATTTTTAAAATGCTGAATATTATATTCTCGTATTTCATGTGTTTGTGTATATAACTGTTTTAGTTTTTGTTCAGGCCAAGACTTGATATCTTTACATACTTTAATAATTGCTTCCATTCTGTCTTTGGCGTTTAATATTTCATCATAACTTTCGTCCCACCAATTATCAAAAGTTTTAAATCCTAACTTTTTAAGATACTGAAGTGTAAACGCAGGACCAACAATAATAAAAGGTTGTTTGAATATAATTGGCTTCATTGTTTTTTCTGTCAAATGAATTACATTATTTTCAAAATTTGTTTCGCTTGCAAGATGAATATATGTTCGATCATACCATTCAGCAGTATCCATTAAGTGTTCTTCTACAGGAAATCTGTCAAAATGTTTACTGTCTAACACAAAAGGCAAATCGTCCCATAAATTTTCAAAATCTTCTCTTTCAAATCCTAAATTATATTTTGAAGAAGTTCTTTCAAAATCGTATATAAAATGTTCAAAAGGTCTATTGACACCTCCGTGTCTGTCAAAACTCATATGACAGTCATCTAGCATATCATTTTTAATCATCTGTAATAACAGCAACATACGATGTTCATGGCTACGTCTGTTAAAATTTAAAAACAATCTATCTTGCTTGCCTAAGTCAACACGGCTTTCATAAACTTCATCACGTAAAATGTCTTTTGTAATTTGTATATACAAACCCATATATTCAACATTTAATTTATCTTTGCCTACACCTGCTTGTAAACAGTACTTGTCGTAAATAGTTTGTATATTTGCACAGTTTGTTGCATAGATAACTTTATTTAAAGGTACACCTTGACTATTAAAATAATCATGTAGAGTTTGAAAATCTCTATGCGTAACAAAACTTTCGTATCTACAGTTTACAAATAGATATCCATTACCATTATAAATCCTATCCCAAACTTCTCCGGGAATAGGTGTTCTTTGTAAAAATCCGCAAAACTGATCCATTGTAATAGACATGTAATTTAAGTTAGGACTTAAAATAACTTCATAAAAAAACTTTCTATCGCCTATATCTTTTATTTCAGAAGAAGGAATAATTTTGCAAGGTACAAAATTTCCTATTTCCATAACAGCAGGATCATGTTCCATTGTTGCATCACTAAACTTAACATCAATGTCGTCAATACGTTTAGCGAGATCATATATGTCAGGTATCTTATGGTTATTTAAAGGACCTAGTGGTCCAATCCAATTATATGCCCAAATCAACTGTTTCATGTGTTAATTCACTTATATCGTAACTATTCTTAAAATTTTTCATACTGTCCATTTTTTCAAGCATTAATTCTTGGTTATATATATTTTCTCTTACAGGTACAAATATTTCATTACAAACATATTTGTTATAATGTGTCATATTATTTGTAGCAATTTTTAGTTTTGGTGCTAAAATTTCTTTTATAAAATTATATGTTTGTTCAGGTTTAGGATGATCATCAACCCAGTTTCCTCCCACATTTGTCATAAAAATTGGCTTTTTTTCTTTAAAATGATGATATAAAGGCAATTCTATAAATTTATAACGAAGTTTGTTTATTTTGTGTGTCATGTTTTGTGCAATATGTTTATTATGTCCTACTAAATCGTTATGTTTTCCTCTTTGTATACTTAGATGTGCCATAGCATCTGGTGTAAGAAACATAAAGGTCCAATTTACTTTTAAAGATTCTAGCAAGCGTATTGTATGAAACATGTATGTTAATGTTTTTATATATGATGTAGTAGGACTCATAATGTAATCTAATTTTGCTGTTGCTAATTCTATTGCCAAGCCGCCGCCATGATTTGACCATTCTTCTTCTTTTTCGAGATAATCAATTCTTGTAGGTTCTGACCATTGAACAATAACAGTGTCGTTTTCTTTGATTTTATTTGCTAACACACATCCTAATAATCTATGATAAATGGCAAAATTACCTATACCTGCTAAACCGCAGTTAAATGTTTTATCAAATTGCTGTGCCAAATATTCAGGATACATAGGCCAACTGTAATTTGTAAAACTACAACCATAACAAAACAAATTAGGCAACTTGTAATTCATCCTTAGTCTGCTTACACAAATTATAAAAACCTTCCATCTCAGGAAATGTTTCTAAAAAGTTTACATTTCTTCTTACATCATATTCATTAAACCAATTATAAAAATCTGCTCTGCCTTCTTTTACTCTTGGTTCGTCATAGTTAACATTTGCAAAATAATTTCTTACTCTACGAAAACGCTCATATTCTAAATCACTAAATTTTGTAGTGTCTTTGTCGTCTCTATTGTCATCAATAAATTGTAAAATTTTATCCATGTAAGGCAAAAATTCATCCTTAGGTAAAATATGCATGTCATATTGTAACGGTTCTTTTAGATAAGGTGTATCAAATCTAATACGTCTACGCTTAGGATCATAAAATTCTTTACGCCAATCTAAAACTTTTTGTAGGAATAAATTAAAACTTGTAACACTAAGAATATTAAACGTACACATGATTGTCAAATCAGAGCCAGTAATATTTAAAAAGTTTTTCATATTACTTTCCCAAAGATTTACATCTAAACCTGTTCGAAGATATTCTGCACGATTGTCAAATGTATCCATACTAGAATATACTTTAAACTTTTTAATTTTGTTACCTTCTAAAAGTTCTTTTACATTATCAGCAAACTTAGACACAATACGTGGACTTAATCCCATATTACTATTGAGGTTAAGTTCAATATGAGGACGTGGATTTTCTTTAAGTTCGTCAAATATACGCCATGTGCTTTTATGCATAAGAGGCTCACCTCCTGTAATCCGTAAAATGTTTAGTGTCTTACTTACTTCAGGCCACCATTTCCACCATGCATCTACGTAAGGATTTGACCCTTCTTCCATAGGCTGGAACCAATCAACATCGCACCTATGATTTTTTACCATATCATACGGACCATGTTTTTTGACTTCGTTATAGAAACTACTACTTGCCATAGGTGAACAATATCCACATTTAAAATTACATTCATTACTAAATGCAATTTCAATATATTCTGGATTTACGTTAAAGTCCCAAGGAGAATCTACAATTTCTTGTAATCGCTCAGGCTTGTAAATACTTTCATTACGAATGTTTCTATCAGAAATATGATCATCACCTAATGCTTCAACATTCCAACAATAAGTACAGCCTTTAGGTTTTTCACCTACAAGCATTTTTGCACGTTCTTTTTTCTTTGTAAGTGTATTGTGCAATGCACTAGGATTGTTTTTAATTTCTTGTAAATCAATCTTATGCGGTGGCGGATGATAACAACTGTGTGTATCACCTGTATGTAAATAAATTGTAGTATGATGCCACTTGGCCAAACAGAATGTAGGACTTACATCCTCCATTATACCAGCAGCTTCTTTAATTCTATCTGTTTCTGATTTCATATAAATTGTTGTCCAGCGGTTCTTCCCGGATTTTGATATACTGTTTTAAAAAATGCACTTTGCTGTGCATTTAAACATTCTTCAGCAATAGGAATATCAAGTTCGTTAATAAGTTTAATGCCGTATTCTTCAATAGATTCTTCTAGTCCGTCCATTGATACTTTTGGTTCAACTTCATTCCACATGTTGTTTAAATATTTAAAATCACGAACATTTACATAATCCCAATCTGTACACATAGTTTTATATAGACCTTCGCGAGCACCGTAAACAGCCCATTTGCCGTTTTCTACATCGGCACCTATCATTAACCAAATATATAAACGATGCAAGTTCTTCCAATGATTACGTTTAAAATCATTTAAAGTAGGTTTCATACCTCTGTCAAGTGCCATTTTTACACCTTCACGAAAGCCAGCACGCCAGGCTTGCTGAGGAGTAGCATTATTCATAATTTCACTATAACATGCATTCATTTGAATGTATTCTAAATCCCAACAAAAATCTACCTGGGCGTGTGGGTTGTTAGGATCTGCATTTTCATGTGTACGCATGGCTAGTACTTTATCTTTAGGCCAACACTTGATACCACCGTTACCATACATTAGTCCATTAATTGTATTTCTAGCACTCCAACTAATAACACAATCTTCAAACTTTATATCACGATTCCAGTGGATATCTTCGTGTGTGTCTAAGTTATATTCTTTTGCAAGAAACTCCGAATTAATGATGTTATCACCGTCAATAGTAATAAATCTATCAGTTTCGCTTAGTTCTGCACATGCCTTATGTGCTGCATCACTGCCTTCTACGCCATGTACACGTTTAGCCCAAGGAATTTTCCTACACAAATCTGCATAGTTTTTTTCAGCATTAGGTTCGTCATAACTAAGATAGATAATGTCATAGTCTAGTATTTTAAATTTGCTCATTCACCATTCTCCGACAGTAGGTATCGAATTTTTTAATAGTATACACACTTATGTCGGTTTTGTCTACCTTAAAATTATCATCAAATGCAACTTTTACAATATTTTCTTCAATCAAATCTCTAAAACCAAACTTGATAAACTGCAACAGATTATGAGGATCATTGAACTCTGTAATTGAAAATTGCATAGGAAAATTGTAAAAAGAATCTTTAGATTTTGTTTCTTTTACGATCGCAGTATCGAGTTCAAATACCCATTCTTTGTTTTTACAATCTTGTGTAACAACAACGTCTGCTTTTTCTTTAAACGGAATTTCAAAAATATCATACCATATATCGGTATTAAAGTCTACTGCTATAAGTTTATGCTTGAGTTCATATTTTTTTGTAGTGCTATCAAACGCAACACTATAATTTGTCATAGAATCTTTTGCATCTAAAATATCTTTCACTGCATCAATGTCTACTTCAATCCAATTGCCTTCTTCAGATTTAGTATTGCTTACTGATAAAAGTTCTCCATTTTCATCAAAGTAAATAAATTTATTGGTAGATATTTGTAACATTTAAACTCCTACAAGTTTTTCATAAATTTCTATAATTCTATCATTTACAAAATCATCTTCTGTATAATGAAAAACGCCTTGCTGAAAATAATTGCCTATTTTTAATTTGCCGTCATTTGTAAGATACGTGCCTACATACTTCTGCCAACTGTCTACCTTTACATTAGTCCAATTTTGGCAATGTAACTTCATGTGTGTAAAATGAGGATAATCTCTTACTTTGCAAGTGACTTCATTTTCAATTCCAAGAATTTTTATAATTATTGCAGTAAGCATGTCAATACTTGCTACACGTTGGTAATATTTGCCTCCTGCAAACTCTCCTTGAAACTTTTCCCAATTATTAACTGCTAGTTCTAACCATTTAAAATAAGTGTGCGCTAGATCAGATTTTTTAAAATAATAAAATCCTACATAAGTATCAGGCAAATGAAATTTATCAAATGCTGGCCTATAAAATCTACTTGTGACAATATCATTTCTATATGTTCTTACATTTGATGTAAAAAATAAATCCTTTGTTTGTAAAAATTCCCACCAACGGCTAATGTCATCTAGCACAAGCATATCAACATCTAATACAATTGTACTATCATATGGAGTAACATGATAAACTTTCCAACGATTATGAATCTTCCATTCCTGTCCTTGTGCAGCATCACCCCACGGTATTTCTTTTATGTAATCAAATAGATTTTGATATTTGTCAGGCACAATATCATTTGTTACCAAACAAATTGAACTGTTTGGGTTTGAGTTTTTAATACTCATTGCACAAAGACACGCTTGTTGAACATAATCAACATCTGTGTTTTGTGCAAACAATGTAAAATTAATCTTTGAATTCTGGGACATACATTGCTCTCGTTAAACTAAACTTATTCATTACATGTACATTAGAACCCCTAATTCTTAGTGGCATGTAATTACCAAAACTATCTTTTTTCTCTACACAAAATAAAAAATTATCGCCGTCAATATCAATAAGCAAATCTCTATCAATTGTATAAAACAATTTACCAGGTAAAGTTTTTGCAAAACCGTTTTTATAGTGTCCGTTCATTATATGTATTGCAACACTGAAAACATAATCATTACGAAAAATAGCACTTTTAATTTGATATAAATTTCTATAGTGTTCCCAGTTTTCTGATATATGGTGAAGCAGATCAAAAAAACGTTTGTTGTCAGGACTTTTTCTAAAATATACACAAGTTGCCCAATAAAAGTCTATTGTTTTGTCGCTGCATAATTCAAACTCTGATACATCTCTCCAGCCACTAAGTTCTACACTATCTTTGTAAATTAAGAAATCATGTAACTGATTAAAACAATCTTTTAACAAACTATTTGCAATTATATAATCTGTATCTAGCAATAGTGTTTCATCATAAGGAGAAAGATCATATGCTTTTGCTCGTGAAGTGTTTTTCCATTCTAAATTTCTTTTAGAATATGTTCCATCGTTGTATTTTCTATATCCATAATCTTGATCATTTGGAATTTCTATAACATGTTCGAAAGGATGACTATCAAATCGTGTTTCTAAATATTCTTTGTTATCTGTGATTACCGAAACAGGTACACCTAGATACTTGTGTACTCTGTGTGCATTAAACACTGCTTGATAAAGATAGTTAATTTCTTTATTGTTTCTTGCAATAAAGAGGACACCTTTGCTCATACTTCTACAATATCCTTTGTTGACCTCTTTTTAACAAGTTTGTTATACTCTATAAGATATTTGTTATTTGCGTTATAAAATTGATTCATTACTTCTAACACAAACAGTTTTAAATTTTCAATTTGAATAGGAATATCATGATCGTCGATTAACACAGTCTCTGTTTGATTCATGCCTATTAATGTTTGCAAGTAACTTATAAGTTCCATGCTAATACTAAATTGTCCTTTGTTATGATAGCAAACCAAAGATTCTTTATACTGCTCTTTCAATATGCGTTTTGTATTTTCTAATGTAATTAAAAAATTGGCAGAATCTATTGCCTGTTCGAGACGATCGTCCATACGGATACTCCTACATAATAATGTACGTATTTAACTTTATTATGACGGAGGACTTGCTAAATCGGCAGTCAGTTGTGTAACATTTGCTATTGTAGGATGAGGTAAATCTACTGCTGTATATGTTGTAGAATTATATGTAAAACTACTGTCAGGTCTAAAAGAAGTGCAAGAACTATTAAAATCAGCCGTTATGTCGTAATCAAAAAACGTACCAGTATAGTCGTCATTCATGCTAATTCTAAATCTCAACACATTACCAGAGGATTTAAGTCCTTCAAGTGTGTATTCGTTATTTGCATAAGCACCGCTTCCTGATTTAGTAAACAAAGTTTGATATGACGCTGTAAGATTGTCTGCACCTAAGCCTGCACTTGTACCACTACTTGCAGAAGTATCATACTTGTTAAATAATATTGTGCCCATAGCACTAAGCATACCAATCCATTCTGTATCTTTAGGATCAGAACCGCCCGACGCAGAAGCGTTAAATCTTATTTGGCCGCCTGCGTTGAAAAAGTATCCTAATGCGGCAGCACTTGTAAATGTAACTGTTACTACATGGTAAATGCTATTAGGCGGGCCGCTGCCGCCTGTACCTGTGCCGCCCCAACTTGCTGTTCTTGTTGCACTTGCAGTAGGTGTTCCTAAAGTAAAGTTCGTAAGTAAAGGCCAACCTGATACTTCTCCATTAAAGTTTACAACATCTAAAATCGCTGTTTCATAATCATTGTAGCCCATTTTTGTGCCGTCGGTCACTGCTGTTAGTTGAGCATTCCAATGCCCATATCCGCTAAATGTAGTATAGCCTGTTGCATTTAAACCTGTCGTCAACGCACTGTTTGTATACAATTCTATATCTGCTGACCCTGTAACTTTGACATAGTAACTTAATCCATTTAGTTCTGTAGTACCTTGTACGTCATTAAATGTTATCAAAACTCCATCTTTTAAATTATGGTTTGTGTCTGTTGTTACAGTTGCAGGATTTGTTAAACCTACAGCAAGTATCATACCGCTGTGGCCACCTGCTTTAGATTCGTCTGCTGATACTGTTAAACCAACTTCTGGTACTGCAATATTACTATTAACACTGCCTGTTTGATGCAAGTATGCTGCTTGAACATCTAAAAATAAATTTAACATTTCAGTAGTTGTGATTTGATCAGTAACGGCTACAGTGGTAGAATAAGGTGATTGTCCGTACAGAGTTTGATATACACCTAGTACATTTGTACGCAGTGTATTATAGTTAGATGCAGTAATTGTTTGCCCAACTGTAAACGGCATTAAAAACTCCTACTGTACTTATAAGGTAGAAACGTTAGCGTATGTTGGAGTCGGAACTGACACATATGAACCCGTTGCCCTTAGTTGAGAAACACTCGAAGTAATATCTGCAATAACTGCTTCGTCTACCCCACCTGCACCGATCGCAGGAATACCGTCATAAAATTCAACCTTAAATCTTAAAACTTTATCACTGTCTGCTTTAGCTTTAATTGAGTAACTATTGCTTGCATAAACACCAGAACCTGATTTAGTAAAAATTGTTTGGTATACAGTATTTAGATCAAAATTTCCAACTGATGATCCAGGTGAAGATGCAGTAGTTTGCGATCTATCCATAGCAACTGTTCCTACTGCTGACATCATTGATGCCCAATCAGAAGACTTTGAGCCAGATGCATTAGTAACTGTTGTATTAACTCTAATTTGGCCGCCTGCATTAAAAAATGCACGTCTATGATTTGCATCAGTAAATGTGACTGTAAATTCGTGTGTAATTGTTTCTCTAGATGAAATGTCTCCCCAAGGACTAGAACTACCTCTTGAAGATGAAACTTTTGATTCTACACTTGCTTGAGTAGAAGCATACAAATCATCTTTGTTTAGATATATGTAGTTTCCAATTGTTTCGTATTCTAAATATACAGCATCTGTAATGTCATCTGCGACGTTAACTGTAGTTAGGGGTGTAGGCGATGCGCCAGTTTGGTGAACATAAGCATCTGTTAAATCTGATTTTAATGCCGACATATGTACTTCATTTACAGTACCGGATCCGCTTGAAACTGGAGCACTAGTTACAGTATTGTTATATCCAAATCTGCCTGTTCCAACACCTAAAACTTGTTCAACTTGAGACTGAATTGCATTGTAACGTGCTGCTGATATTACTGATCCTACTGCCATCGAAACTCCTAATAAGTACTAGTATATTTATACCTTTAGCACACACTCCACTAATCCTACATCATCTGAGTCTTTAGTTTCAAGTGCTACACCTACTAGTGCAGTAGTTGCTACTGTTTTACAAATTCCATCTTCCCATGCATAAACTGCTTGTCCTTTTTTTACAGGACCTTCTACTTTTACAGGAACACGACCTTTAAGTGCAATGTATTGACCATCTGCTTCACTGTTCATCATAATTGCAGGATCAGTTGATACAACACCAATGCAAATATCGCTTGACTTTGCTGGCACTACTTCGCAACAATCGTCAGCACCTACTGCTACTGCTGTTCCTGGCTCTAAATCTGTATCGCCTGTAGTATATTTTTCTGCTAAGTCAGCATATCTTGCTTTAGTTGCTGTACCGCTAAACACAACGGCTGTTAGATTACCTGAACTATCCCTTGCTGCAATACTATCAAATGTTGCAGAAGTTGCTGCACTTCTATATGCACTTCCAACTTTTAAAGTATCTGCTTGAGTTGCTGTACCGTTAAAAGTTGTTGCATATACATTTTCAAATTTTTCAGAACCTTTTCCTAAATTATAAATTGTGCCGTTTGCATTTGCACCAGGATGCATACCTGTTGCATCCCAATAAACTACAACATTGCCTGCACTATCTTTGATACGCAACTTATCTTGATTCATTTTAAACACAGGTGTAATACCGTCTGAATCTATTTCAAAAGTTAAATCTGTGCCTGTACCTAATGTGAATCCAGTATCACTAAATGTAACTAGAGAACTAAAGTTTGTTGTGCCTGTTGATCGAACAAAATCACTAGAACTTAATCCACCTAGTTTGTCAGCATTAGTTGCAGTACCGTAAAATCTATGTGTAGTTGTTGTTTCTCCTGAATTAGAATTTAAAAGTGTAATACCTGCATAAATTGTTGGGAAACCTGTAATTGCACTTGCTGTATTAGGAGTAAATGTATCTGGACTGATAGTTGAAATTACAGTATCTTCTACATAGGTAGCCAAAATGGCATGAATGGTACCTGTAGTATCTGTAAGTGTAAGACTCTTAGTCTGTGTTACACCAAATCCTGCGCCAACGCCTTGTGGACCAATTAACACCCAGTTGCCAGATGCTGATCTTACATAAAACTGTTCGTTGTTGCTATCCCACCAAAAGTCTCCTTCTGACGAGCCTGCTGGTGCTGTTGTGCTTATTTCAGTTCCGCCTGCTGGCTTCCATGATGTTCCATTATAAAATTTAAGTTTGTTAGTTCCGCTGTCAAACCAAATCATACCACTGATTGGTTTTGTAGGTGCATTTACGCCTGCAAAGTTTTCTAACAAAAACAAAAAGTTTTCGTTTTGGCTTTCGCCATAACCACTATAATTCTTACCTACTAACTTCAAATCTGTAGTAGTGTTAATTGTGCCGTCTTCAACATTTGTTAAGACTGTGCCGTTAAATCTATTAATTGTATATGCCATTTGTGAGCTTACTCCCTCTGCACTGTATTTACCTAATTACACACTAGATACCAAATCGTCAACAAATACCCAGTTATAGGAACCGTTAATAATAAAACGTTTTAGTCCCCTTACTGGTGAAAATGTTACTGTTGCTACTTGTGTACTAAAACTAATGTCTTGTAAAACTGATTGGTTTTGAACACCATTACTATCAACTGCAACAAAACTTTTGTTTAAACTTGCATCTGCATCAAAACTTGTAGTGCCACCGGCGCTATAATCAACAGTGTGGACAAAACAGTACACACCTGTGTTATAACCTACAGCAGGGAACAAGTCTTCTAAAACTAATGCAATTTGTACATTAGAAAGTCCTGTAATATCTAATGAAAATTTAATATCTGTATCTTTATATAATTCGTCTACATAACCCTTGGTTGCAACATAGTCTGGCGGATCACTAACTTCAGGTGATGTTACACCTGTAATTTTTACATTTGGACTACCGCCTGTGCCTGCAACAACAATATCACCTTCACTTATAATGTTAAGCGGGAAAGTAGTTGCTGTGATAGTTGCATTATCTAGATTCAAATAATCTACTTGTAGACTCGATAGTGTACCAATGCTTGTTAATCCTGGAGCACTCACAACACTTGCACCCAATGCATTTTGTGTTAAAACGTTTGAGTTTCCGATCATATAAGCATAGCCACTTGTTAAATTTATATTTTGTTTATTTGTGTTCCATGCATTATTTGCTAGTTCCCAAATCCATTCCTTATCATCGCCATCGTCTACCTTAACAACAATACCAGATTCATTAACTTGTGCATCTGTTTGTGTACTACTATCGTCTGTAGTTGCTAATTCTATTTGTTTGTCTTCAACACGTAATGTTGCAACATTCAAATAAGTTGCATCACCTTCAACTAATAAATCTCCTGATATTTTTAAATCGCCGGTAATGTCTACTGTTGCTGTAGGCGAGGATGTAAATAAGCCAATTCTGCCAGATGATCTATCTAATGTAAAGAAATCAGTGTCAATACCACTTGACTTGTATTGCATTCTAAATGCAGTTGTAGTAGTGTTTTGCAATCTTTGGTATACTTCGTTACCTGATACAAACGTTCTTAAATCACCATCTGTTCCTACATAAAGACCGTTATCATCATTTACAAAAATAACACCGTTACTAATATTTCTACGCTGTCCGCTGCCACTATCTAATGGCGGATCTAGTTTTAAGAAATCGTCCGGTGTATAACTTTGTAATGTCGAGTCAAGTAATGCACTTGTAGTTGCAGCATTGCCGTCAAACTCAAAATCAGCAAATGCTGTTGAAATATTAAAACCTGCTTTGATTGTAATTGCAAAATTAGGAATAAGTGCTAAATTTGCATCTGTTGCTGCTGCTGTAAAGTCTTCTTTACTTACAAGTGCAGCAGGAGAACCTGAAATCATTAGCAAGGCAACAATTCTTTCAATACCAAAATTATCAATTACAGTTACAGTACGCCAACCTGTTTCGCCTTGCTGTGCTGTATATCCAGGGCCTGCTAATATAAGATCTGATGTACCATCTGAAAAATAAATTTGCTTGCGACCGCTGTCAATCCAAACATCGCCTGCAATAAGTGTAGGCTGTGTGTCTGAAACTGTTGTTGTATCAGTTGCTTTAAATTCTGTTCCTGTCCAAACTTTTAATCTGCCCTCTTCTGTGTCGTACCAAAGTTGACCTCTTAATGGATTGCTCGGCGGCGCAGTATTGGAAAAGTTTTCCAACATTTGCACAAAATTTTCGTTAAAAATTTCTCCGTAACCTTTATAGTTACGTCCTACAAGAGTTATGTCAGTGGTATCTTGATCGATACGCCCATCTATCAAATCTACTAGTAATGTACCATCTGTTTTATTAATCTTATAACTCATGTTATGCCCCTGTGTAAATGATATAATTAACTGCTAAGAAAGGAGGCACAGTATCAAACTTGTTACCAACGTCTTGTGGTGTACCGTCTATTGTTTCTGTTGTAGTTGTTAAACCATCTACGCCTTCTGTTCCTTGTAAACCTCTTCCTGGATTAGTTCCTAATGTATTGACAGCAACACTATTTCCATCGCCTGCACTAGGTAGATTGTTTACAGCATAATATTGATTACCTGCATCTCCCATTAATGTATGCTCGTGTTCTGGAAGTTGATCTTTTGTAATCCAGTCTCTATTCTTACCACCGTCTGCACCTAAAATATCTGCTGCTGCATCGTCATACACTCTGTCTTCATCTGTTGAAAGTGTTCTACCTTCACCAGCAAGATATCCCAATGGAAATCTACCTCTTAAATCAGGCACTTTAAATTTAAGTGCGCTGCTAGGTGTACCAAATGTTGTTCCTATTATGTCGTATAATTCTTGGTAATCAGTGATTAACACTTCCTGTCCATAACACAATAACCAACCAGTAGGTGCTGTTGCTGCCCCATATGGCATAATCATACCTGGTTGAAACTGTGGTATTGTTGCAAGCACACTGTTAACAGTTGTCTTGTATAATCCTAACGGAAGATTGTTATCAGGGTCAGTATCGTTTCTTGCTTCTTTGTAAATCAACAGCGTTTCTGTGCCGTTTAGTTTATCATTATCAGTATAAACTGTTTTATCTGCAATTAAATCAGGATCAATTTCTACTATCATTTCAATTGCACCTTGTGTGCCATCAAAACTATAATCAGATAATGTAGAAACATCGCCACTTATACTAAACGTTGTTGCACTGTTAAGTTTTGCTGCTGATCCACTTACACTACCTGTTAGTGTTCCTGTAACATTACCTACTAAATTTCCTCTAAATGTGTTGCCATAAACATTATTATAAGGCAACACAGCAGTACCTAAATTTTTACCTAGTGCTTGAGGAGTGATATCTCCTACTTCTAAATTGCCTTCAATGTTTGCACTGCCGCCTACGTTTAATGATTTACTTATTGCAACGCCGCCTGGTGTATATAAACTTGCATTTGAATCGCTAATACTCGAACTGTCAACAGTAGATCCAATTGCAATTTTACCACTTAACTTGATGTTACCCGCAACATCTAATTTTTCTTCAGCAGCAAGTGTACCAATACCTACATTGCCATCTGATTTAATTCTAATAGCAGTTTGTGTTGTTTGTACTCTTAAATCAATTGCACCATCTGATGCTTTATTAACAATTTGTGTATTACTGCCTGTAACATTAAAAGCAAGTGTTTCTGTTTCTCCAATAGATAACCCATTACTATTTGAAATTCTAATTGGTTGTGTAAACACATTAGCAGAATTTAATCTTGCAAATTCACTACCTGCATATGATTGTCCATTAACAAGAAGATTTTCTGCTTTTTCTGAAACACCGTAATACTTGCCGTTACTAGTAACAGTCATACCTTTTTTTAGTGTTGTAAAACCTGCTAGTGTTGATTTTGGAGTAAATTCTGTTTCAGTATAGATTGTTATAGGAACACTATTAACATAATTTATTACAACTGGATATTCTATATTATCAGTACCTATTACACTTACAAATTGTGGACCTGTCGCAGAACCTTGTGTATAAGTTGGTCCTACTAAAACATAACTACTTCCTGTATAAATGAACAACTGTTGGTTAACAGTATCAACCCAAAGATCTCCTACAGTAGATGCACTGTTGTCAGGTGCAGAACTGGCTTTTTTAATGCCGCCTGCACTAACCCAACCAGTGCCATCATAAATTTTTAATTGATCTACACCTGCTGTAGTATCATACCATAACTGTCCTTCTACAGGATTTGAAGGCGAATCGTTGTTTGCAAAGTTTTCAAGTAGATGCAAGAAGTTTTCATTTAAGGACAAACCATAATCTGATTTGTTCCGACCAATAAAACTAACACTTGTTTCTGTGTTTATTTCATCGGCATCGACTGTAACACTGCCCTTGTTGCTAAAATCTGTAAATCTTACATCATATTGATCACTCATGTTACACCTCGTTGAATCCGCTTAGACTTTGTACCCTTACAGTATAATCAATTTGAATTAGTCTATTCAAAGATTTTTGTACAGGATGGAAAATTACGTGTGTGATTAAACGACCTGTACCCGAACTTGCATAACTACGCAAGCCTAGTTCGTCAAACACATATAGTTGTTCTGTATCGTTAGCAGTATCAAAAGCATCTTGTCCTTCTGGTTCACCGTAATCTAATAAACAACTTACTAAAATATCAGTATAGTTAGTTCCACTTACATGTCTAATTTCTGTTTTATTTCTACTAGCATCAGTGTTATTTACATTTTGATCATCTACAACTTTAGTATAGGTTTGGTTGTAAAGACTTGCATTTGTTCCTGTTGTGTTAGGAGTCAGATATGTAATAATCCCTGTCGGATCAACACTTGTGCCGCCATTGCCAAATACCATTTCATTAATAAAACCTTGACCCGCATTAGACAAACTTTCTGCTAATGCAATACTCATATTTTCGTAATGAATAGCATTACGTTGGTTTATAAAAACTTCATCAGTTTTAGGGTCAAAAATCTTAATATGACCTTCTACATGTATGCCGTTTAATTCATTTATTTCATTCATTATAATCACCTATACTGTATTTATTTAGGCAAACGGATTGTCGCTGCTCTAATAAATTTTGCAATTTTATTATCGCTATTTGCCAACGATTTACCTGTATCGTTCCATATTTTTCCTGTTTTTCTAACGATTTTAATTTTTTGTCCTTCAAAATCTGATGGTGGAATAATATCATTTGTTAAAGGATTTCTTGGTTCAATATATATATTTGAACCACTGACTCTATACTCTGCATCAAGAGTATAGTCTGCTTCTGTACTATCTTGATTAGTTTGCCAGTTAAACATTTGCATACTTGTTTTACGCAAACGCTTGCCACCTAAAAATACATCAATTTCATTTGCTGATGACGGTGTAAAATCTAGTGTATATTCTGTTGCACTAGAACTACCGTCTGCAATAATTTCTTGTTCGTATGTTGTATCTGAATACTCAATAGTTTCATTAGGACCTTGTCCTAATACTCTGGTACCTGCTGCACAATAATTAATTACACCGGTACCTAATGTGCCTCTGCGTAATTGTAACAATGTAGAACCTTTGATATCATAATATTCGATACGTTCGCCATCGATCCATACTACTCCAGGTAGTCCTGATCCTTTAGATGGTCTATATAAATTATCTGCACCACCTTCAAGCACAATACGTGTATCATAGTAGTTTAGCGGATCTTTAAGCGAGAACGCATTTTCTTCATTTAACCTCTTGTAATGTGTTCTGCCTAAAATATCTCTAAATATTCTAAATCCAAATCTAGGTGTTGCTGGATCATTACCAAATTCTAATACATCAATTCTGTCGCCATCTTCAACAGGTAAATTTAAACTAACTGCATTGTATTTTGCATTTAAAGTATAATCTACATTTGGACTTAGTAGTTCGCCATTTTTTGCAACCCAAACATATTGTACGTTTTGAATGTTGCTTCTTAGATTTACAAAACCTTGTGATAGCAAGTTGCGTTTATAATAAGCATCTGTACCTGCACTTACAGTTGTTGTTGCTAACACATCGTATTGCTGTCTTTCAAAATTATTAATATCATGATTGCTAAATTGGTAAACTTCAATGTTAGCACCGCTGCTAGGAGCAACGGTAAATGTCATCGAGTCACTTTTAACATATTCAATATCACTCATTTGTAAAGGTGTACTATCACCGTCGTTAATGCTAATAACAAAATCATTACCTGCAACCCAACTTGCAAATATATCATCACGTTTGCTTCTAATTGTAACGGTATTATCCTCTACTGCAACAACTATGCTTGTGTAAGTTGTACTATCCCCAATGGAATCAATAACAATTTCATTACCTACTTCTATATATGTTTCCAATGCAGGTGCAGTACTATCATCTAGTACACATGTAAGTTTTGTATCAACAAAATAGTAATCTGCATACTGAATAACATAGATACCAATAGTATCACCTTCTTCAAAGATATCTCTTCTACTTAAGAACACTCTAGCATTTACTGTATCATAAGTAAATTCATTTTTTGTAAGCTGTCTGTCGTTGACAAACACTAAAATGTTTTCACTTTCAATTAGTGTAGGATCTGTAAACTGCCAAGATTCTAATTCATAAGTTAATGTATTTGTTGCAGTGTGTTTAATACTATACCCTGGTTGTAACAATCTTTTGTTTTGGAATACTAAGATTTGATGTCCTAATGGCCTTCTATTGAAAGGAATAGGAAACTCAGTTGTTGTAAACTGATAATAATCGTTTTGTCCATCTGGTTCAAATGTGTTATCAATTAACACTTGACTATATGTTTTTAGATTACTTGCATAAACGCTCCATTGAATATAATCATCTGGTTGCATTGTTCCATCTTCAAATGTAAGTTTTACTCTATTTTCAAATACATCTGACGAAGTGCTACGTTCTACAGTAAAGTTTACGCCTTGCTGTTGAACAACGCCATTAATTGTTACAAATGCTGTTAATGCATCTGACCATTTTGCTGCTGTAATATATGAATATGTACTACCGTCAAATTTTACATAGTCAGTATCGAGCATTTCTGCACCATTTGTACCAATGGTTGTAATATTTAAATGCGTTCCGTAAGGTACTGTGCTATCAGTAAATGTAAGCGTTTGTGTATCCCAGTCAACTTCATATCTATCATTATCGATAGTTTCATTATCTAGTTTTACAATAATAGCATCATTGCTATGTGGAACACTAGGCAACACATAAACTGAAGTTGAGTCATCAATAATATAATTTATTGAACCGATCATTCCTGTACCATCTGTTGTTCTATGATAAACTGAAATGTCTAGTGTATCTAGTAATTGTCCTGGTACAAGTTCTTCAGGTCCTTTTGAAGTTGTTGGGGTTACAAATCCATCACCATCTACAACAATATCGCTAGGATTTAAACCTAATGCATCTCCATAGTCAATATCGCCACCTGATAAATCAACATCATATGTGCTTCCTGCAAGTTCAAAACTTCCATCACTTGTTGATTTTCTAATTATAACTGTGTCACCTGCAACAAGGAAATCTCTGTCTTCTACAGTTTTCCATCTTGTCCAATCGATATTTACAGTATCAGTAACACCATCACCCGATAATGGCAACATTAGTGCATATTTGTTATCTAATACTGTTATTCCATCATAGTCAGGATCGTCTAGTCTTATTGGACTATCATTTAATTTTGCATTTACCGACTTCCAATATACGTTGTATTGCACACCGTCTTCTAACGGAGTGCTTAGTGTAAATGTTGTTGTACTACCATCTAAAACAAAAATTTCATCATCTGTTGTATTTGCAATGGTATCAAATCTGTATTCTGCAAAGCCGCCGATATCAAACCCTTGTTCAGTACCAAAACTAATACCATCATATACAGCGCCATCATAATCAACACCGTCCATTAGTTGTGATAGGTCTTTACCAGGCATTCCTGTAGCAGGATTATAAGCGTGATAAATTCTATCTGCTGCTGTAAGCATGTTTAGATTACGCTTATATGTAATTACAATTGTCGCACCAGTTGCAGGTGCTTCTTCAAATATAATATACCCTAACTGTCTGTCATAACCTTTTGCAGTGTCTTTTTCATTATCTACAGAATATTCACCTTTTAAAATTGGTAATCCGTTTACTGTTACTTCATAGGTATTTGTATTTCTATTGATTGGCCATTTTAAAGAAAACTTAGTTGTAGAACCTGTGCCAGTAAACGTTTCAGATTCATCTATGTTTGTCATCAAGTATGTGCCCGTTGTTCTGTCAAATTTCATTATCATGTGTGTAGAACGCACTAATGGGTTGCCAATAATAGCAGTTGCTTTAGCCTGTATTCCTCCAGGACTAGGTTCATCAATTACTACTAATGGTGCTTCATAAACTTTACTACCTGCTTTAACAATTTCAATTTTGCTAACACTACCTTTAGACAAATATGCTTTTGCTGTTGCTCCACTATCTCCTAAAATAGTTACAGGCGGGGTTTCTTTGTAATTAGATCCTCCGTTAGTAACTTCTATTTCAATAATGTCATAACCGTTATTGTCTACCCAACTTTTGTAGGGATATTGCTGATACTTTTCGATAATATCTGTTATAATACCATTGTCATATTTTGCAGCAATTGTTTCGATTTCTTTTGCAGCACTGTAACTAGGAGGTACATCAAAGTCAGTCGTTAAACTGTTTGTAGGCTCAACATGGTCATAAGAACTAATGTACTCTCTTATTTTACTATGGTATGGTTTGACTTCTTTGACATAGTCTTCATAGTTTTCTAAATTGTCATTTTGATAAGACAATTTTTGTTCAAAATCACCAAGTACATGTTTTACTCTAATGAAACTAGATTTGAACGCCCAGTCTAAGTCAGTTTGTTCGCTCATTGCATATTTTAAACTTGCAAAGAATAAATTATTCCATTCTACTTCTAAATCATTTACATAAATGTTATTTTTTAATGAACTTAAAATATTTCTAAGTTCTTGAATAGGTTCTCTGTCATAAAATGTTGTATCATATATTTCTGTATCAAACCCGCCAGCAGCTTCTAAGAAATTGTAAAGTTTATTACTTAGTTTGATAGTTCCGTTTTGACGACCTATAGTTTCGTAATTAATTGTATAATCTTCAACTAATTGATCGTCAATTTTTTTCAACAACAACCAGCCGCCTGATCCAACTTCTTTGATTTTTACAATATCGCCAATTTCATTTTCTAGTCTAAACAATTGATATGCTAAATCAACTGTTTGATCAATTGGTGTTTGTGCATTATATCCAGTTGCATACCAATCAGCATAATTCCAGTAACCTGTAGTTACATATGACTGAGATCTTAATCTATCCCATTCACTTGATGTTGAATCATATGTGTAGATAGCCCATCTACCTCCAATATCACTATCAGAATTTACAAGAACACTAAACGGTCTTGCAGTTATTTTTGTTGCACTACTGTAATTTTTACCTTGCTTTCTTACTGTTGCTCCTGTAACTTGTCCTAAGTTGTTTATTGTAGTATTGATAACAGCACCTCTGCCGTAAGTATCTTCTATCCTAACAGTTGGCGGATAAACATACCCACGTCCTGAATTAGTAATTGTAACTGCAACAATTTTACTGTTTTCAATTACTGGTGTAAACTCTGCTGTTTGTACTTTTGCCACACCTACAAATCTTAACAAATCTGTTGTTTCAACTATTGTGTCGTATAAGTTTTCGGAAACATTTGGTACTGGATCATTTTGCTGTAACAAACTAATGTCATAATTATCAACAATTTGTGTTTTAGCAAATACTGTGTTTACTCTTTCAACAACTTGTTTTAATGCTTCAATTCTGTTTATAAACATACCCTGTCTTGGATAGTTTAAAATACCATACTTTACTTTAGGAGAAAGATTTGGATCAGGAACTGTTGCATTATTTAAATCATATCCTACTAAACTATCAATCCATTTACTTTCAATTTCCTCGTTTGGTTTGCTTGTTGCTAACCCTGAACTCATTAATTGATATTCATTATGAATTGGTGTTTTTTGCTCTGCATCATCAATTAATGTAAAGTGCAGAATTGTGTCTTTGTCATTAATAAATGATCTAACATTGTGCAAACTAAATTTATTACCGTCAAGTAACTGAATATATCTATATCCATATCTTGATGGATCTTCAATCAGTCTTGCAATTTCAAATGCACTTAATGCCCTGTTAGGAATATTAGGTATAGTTTGCTTGTTTTGCACCCAGAAATAATAGTAAAGTTTTGATTGACCACTTACAGAATCTATTTTGCTTTTTACACTGTATGTATTTGAACCATGGTAAGGTGTGCCGCTTATACCCTGTGTATATCCTTGTGTAGTGTCTGCAAGTGAAATGTATTCTTGTGGAGGAACTGTGCTTTCTACCCATTCTAGTATACTAACAAGACTTGTTTGTGTTTGCTTATGCCAATTTGCGGATCTATATTGTATCGGACCTTGGTATGGATTGAACCAACTTACTGTATCAATATTCCACCAAATTTCTCCTACGTGTTCATCACACCAGTTTGCTGCTTGATCAACAACAACTTTACCACTACCATTACTATAAATTGCAGGGTCATAAGGTGTTTTATAAGTTATTTCTTGATCAGCAACACCTGCAATTTTTCCTTGTCTAGGATCAATCACATCTAAATTAGTTATAATGTCATTTGTTTCTTGACTATATAAAAATACTCTGCCAATTTTATTTAGATCAACTTGCCCAGTTTCTGAAGTAACTACTTTCCAACTATTCTTATTCTTATCGGCTCTAAAGTTTACAAACATTCCGGCAGTAGAATCTTCATTTTCTAGACGAGATGAATCTGTAAATTCAGATGGATTAATCATAGGTAATCCAACATATACATTGTTGTCTTGTAATTTAATATTACTTAAATCATTGCCTATTGTTTTTCTTGAGTAAGGTAGATCTTCACCAAAAATAAATTTATTACCTAACTTTTCGTAGATACCTAATCTTCCTGAATCAATTTCTTTTGTTACAAAGGTAGTTCTGCCGCCGTCAAATGTAGTTTTTTCTGTATTTTGTACACCTGTATTATCGTTTACATATCTACTGTAAATTGTGTTTTTAAATTCATTTTTTCCTATTGCATACTTTTTGTATTCAACATATCTGTCAAATGTTGTTGTAGTACGTGTATCAGTATTCTTACCTACAACTAATAGTTTATCTGCTGAGAAATCAATTGCAAGTCCCCATGCTTCATTTTTTTCTTTGTATGGACTTGTAAGAGTTTGTGTTAATTCCCAAGTATCGCCTGTTGAATTTTGACTGTATAATTTTACACTACCTGCATCTGTGTTTTCTTCAGTATTATACAATGGAGCACCAATGCCTATTGTATCTCCTGTATCATTTACAGCAAGACTATAATCAATGCCTTCTTGATTTACAATACTTTGATTTAGTCTCCATCTATCAAAAACATTAGTATAGATGCTAACAAGTTCGTCATTACCAGATTTTGCACTAAATGCAAGTACATCACCTAATTTATTTGTATCAAAAACTTTACCAATATTAATACTTTGGTTAGTAACATCGTCTTCGTTTTCGCTTGCAATAAAGTTTTGTCTAGGCACGTATCCTGTATATTCTGTGTTTACATCTGTTTGTTCAATCCATAAATTAGGAGCATCAGATGGTAAACTTGTACCAGGTGCAATGTTAGTTGCAGCTTTGTACAACGCACCATTGTAGAATGTTAAATCGTTTTCATTGTACTTAAAGAGATCGTTGTACACACCTTTATAGTTTCTGTCTGAACTGTATTTCCATTCACCGCCTTGGTTATCTAGCATGTAAATTCTACCAACATCAGTTCCGTCTGCACCAGGAGCGCCAACAAACATTTTCATAGAACCATTTGCTGCTTTTCTTAATTGTATCTTTGTACCAAATTGTTCGTTTGCCTTTGGAAATGGTGAGCAAATAATATGTTCAACTTCGTACAATCCTGTATCAGCATTTTGTTTGTATAGATAAACTGTACCTTGTTTTTCAATACCGCTACCGCTATGACCTAAAGTAAAGGTATCATTGTACCAAGACTGTTCTAATAAACTAGGTAAAATAATATTTTTCCAACGGTCAACGTTGTCTTGTGCAGCAGTACCCTCTCTAATTTTTATGAACTGCAAAACATCTGCACTTCTAATTGTTGGTGGCGTAGTGCTTTTGTCAAGATTACCAAAGGCAAACCCATCGTCTGCAATACTACGTGCCCAAGTTTCAAACTCTGTTGGTGTTGTTGCCGTTGACAATGCAACATTAAGCATTTGATCTGTAAATTCTACACTAGGTACTAAACGGTTTTTCAATATGTCTAACGATGGTTCTAATCCTGTAATAAGATTAACTTCGTCCCAATCGGCATCATTTATAGTAATAGTAGAACTATCACCTACGCTATCATAGTATAGCCCAATGTCTTTGTTTGCTTGCCACAAAACACCTCTATCTCTAACAATGTCTCCTTCATAATAAATTACATCAGGTTGTAATTCATCAATATAAAGTGTTTTTACATTACTTGTGTAAGGAGCACCTACAGCAATATAAGTTGCATCATCTGAAATTGCAACTGTTCTACCAAATCCAATTTCTGGATCACTTACTAATTCAGGTTCCATTATTTGTCTTAGGCTGATTTCTAATTGCTCGTTTGGACGATAGAAAAGTCTAAGTATGCCTTCATCTCCTGGATGTCCTAAACTTGCAATAGGAATGTATGTGTTGTTTGAATTTACATCATAAGCAGTTGCAAATCCGTCTTGATCACCTGACGGATTATAAACTTCTTTTTGTAAAGTAAAGATACCTTCGTTTTCGTATAATCCCCAATTGCCGTCAACTTTTTCAATCCATACTTTATCATTTTTTACATGGAATAAATTTTTAACCTCTTGGTTTAATTCTTCTATATCAGTAAATCTTCTAGTAACAAATCTAGATACTGCATTTTCTGTACTATCTGGGAATGTATTAATTTGTGTTTCAGTTACCGACAATGTTCTTGTGTCAACTACAACATAATCTATACCTACTTCTAAAATTTCCCAATATCCTGCTATAGTAGACAACCCGCCATAAATGCCAATTATTTCACCTTTAGTAAAATCAACATATTTGTCAAACACAAGTTTTAATACATTTAGTGTGTTACCTTTAGAATCAGTATATGTTCCGTCAACATTAATATCATAACTTACAATTTTATTTGTCTCTTTAACCTGAGTTACAACATCCCATTCATTCTTTTTATTTTGTATCCAAATATTATCGCCGATAAACGTCTTTGCTATGTTAAGATCTAATAACCCTTTATAAGTTGTTACAGCACCTTTGACATCTTGTAAGCGAACCCATCCATTATTACGGCTTGAGTTTAATTTTGCAGTTGAAGTTACAAACGGATTGTTTGCATAGCCTTCAGGTTTTTCATATACTTCATAATCAGCAATTTTATAAATTAAATCTGCTTCATTTGTTTTGTTGTTTGTTAATTCAAATAGTTGAGGTTCTAGTTTATAATTACTTTCGTTTAACTTAAACTCTAAATCTTGTTTATTATCTAAAGCACCATAAGATCCAACTCTTATTGCCCACTCTTCAAAAAACTTTAAACTTTCTTCGCCCGATGTGCTTAGAGCATCAAATAATTTTGTAAGAGAATTTTTTGTTCCTTTTTCTTGTATAAAGCCTTGATAAAATTTATACTGACTTACACTATCAGGAATAATGTTGCTTAGGTATTCACGTTTTTGATAACCGATTAAATGTTGTCCTAAACGCTGTTGTTCAGTATCAAAATTATCAGTATCTAAATCATAAAAATCGGTAAACTGATTAACTCTATAATCAAAGTTAGGATATAGTTCTGCCTTTGGTTCTTCTGACAATCTATTCCAATTTGAAGAAACAAACACTTCTCCGCTATTATGTTTAACATTCGCAGAATAAAAGAATTCTTTAAATTTAACAACATCACCTACTGCATAATCTTCATAAGTTTTCCAAAAATCAACTTTTACATTGTCATAGAAGAATCCAGGAATATTTAAACCGCCTGCCCAATTGTCTGTTCTATAACCTACAAGTTTAATTCTTTCTTGTCTATATCCAGGTGTGACATCATAAATTACATCATTGAATACTGTTGAGTTATCTAATAAAATAACATGCTCTGTTTGCACTAAAGGTAACTTTATTAAATAAATTCCTTCGTTTGTATTAGAAGGTGTAATACCAAATGTATTTGTGTCATCTCTATAAATGTTGCTTAATTCTCTACCTAGTTTTTCGCCATTTCCAGATAATAAATTGTATCCGTAAAAATCATCAAAAATATTATCTACAACAAAATACGGTTTTGTAAAAATACATCTGTTTGCACACGGACTAGTTGTAAGGATAGTTCCTGCTTCCCAGTTTTGTGTTACCCAGAACATAAATTCTTGTATACACAAAGTCATATCTTCTAAACTATCTGTATCTCTGTTGTAATAATCTAGTTCAAATCCTTGCTGTTTTAAAAACTTTTCATATCCTTGCATAAAGTCAACAACTTCTTGCACTGATTCTAAAATAGTTCCATAAGAAATATAAGAAACAGTAGTTTCATATCTTTTTCTAATTTTTGCACTTATACCACCAGTAATAGGAAGTGTAGGCAACTTAGCAAATTTTGTTGCGTCAAATGTCTCAGAACTCTTGTGAGTTGAAGTTGTTCTATACCAGTTGTTTTGATATTCAACAATTGTACCAATTGTATATTCTTGATCTTCTGTCCATACAACATAATTTGCAGATATGCCGCCGACAGTAATCGATGTATCTGAATTTGTTTCTAATGGTTTGTAGAAAGGAAACGTAGGATTGTCTCCGTCATATCCTTTTAAAATATATGTATTATCTGCTGTTTTTTCAATTATCATACCACTAAACACAAGTGTTTCTAATGGACTTGATGTGTTTAAGAAAATTTGATAATTTTCTTCTGGTACAAAGTTACTACTTTTATTTAGAGGACTTCTTGCGTCTAAAACTAATTTTAGTTTTTCTTTACTTGCAAACCCACCAACTCTAATTGATAATTGATTTTTAAGTCCTTTTAATCTTTGCTGATAATTATTATAATTTGAACTATACTTAGAAGACATGTAACTTGCAATAAAGTTCACAAGTCCGCTTGTAAGTAAAATATCTTCGTTGCCAGTAATACTCGGAAATACTAGATCTTCACAACGTATTGCTTTATTTGTTTCAGTATAAACATATTGATCTGATAAATTCTTTTTAATGCGTGATCTATCAAATGCTAGACCAAAAATTTGTGCAGATTGATTTAGCATCCATGCTTTTAATAATGCAAATGGATATTCTGAACTTCTTCTCCATGCAGTTTCGACAGGTGCTTCGTCACCAAAAACAAAATTGTTACTTGCTGTGTCAAACTTATAGTTTTGTGCAAGTCCTGCTTTATACGGATCGACTAACTTACCGTTACTGTCCACTGGAATAGCATCTAACAATTTTGAGTGCTTGTACATTTTATTTTTTTGTGCAACAACACCGGGTGTTCTTACAATACCTTCGGCCATGTCTGTCCAAAGTAAAATATTATCACTAGTATAAGGAGCAGGTCCGTATTGTTCATCCCACCATGTAGGCTTAATTGTTAATCCTAGCATTTCCCATGGATGTGTGTTAGGACGATCAGTACCATAATATGTTTTATATACACTTCTCCAAAAACCTTTTAATGGTTCATTTTCTGTATTTGACATAAAACTATAGTTGTATGTAAATCCGTCTCTTTCATCATAAAAGTTATTTTCAGTATAAGTTAAGTTTCCTGCATCTTCTAACCAACTTGTAAAATCTCCAAGTACACTATTATCAATTTGTTCTTTAGTAAACTTAGTATCTCTGTCAAATGTAGGAACAAAATTGTTGATATCTAAAACACTAGCATCATATTTTAATTTAATGTTATTGTATACTCTATATTCATACTCTAACAAAAAGTCGTCTCTAAAGTCATTCCATGCTTTTGTTAAACTTCCGTCATGTCCTTGAATAACGCACTGCGGGAAGCCTATAATTACATTTTCATTTGCTACAACCGGATCTACAAAGTCTACATAAAATAAACCGTTTCTTACTTTTTCTATAGTATAATCAATATTACCATATGCTTTAACATCGCCTACTTGTACAATAAGATCAGTTGCTTCAATAATTTTGTTTACATTTTCTAATACAAAACGTGTTTGAGATTTTGTTGTAACAAATGTTTTCACAGCAGGTCTTACTGTATGATCTTTTTGTACTTCAGGATAATACAGAGGAAACAAACCTAGTTTAGTAGGTGTTGGCGGAATATAGCATCCGTTAGTATTTTCAAATTCGTCAACTCTTATAACATCACCTTTTGCAAGTGTTGCTGTTACGTTTACAAAGTTATCGCTTATTGTATAATCTCTGTCTTTAAGTAATTGAACTCCGTTAAGATAGACATATACTGCTTGATTAGATAATTTGTTTATATCAAAATTTGTAAGTCCGATTGCAAAATATGTTTCTTCACTATTATCTATATTATGTGTTGTGCTTGTATTTGCTTTCTTACCTACCATATCTCCATAATAGAAATTTCTATAAGAAACAGTTTCTTTTGAAAATCTTTCAAGCACTGTATCTAGTTGATCTTTTGCAGTTCCTTCTATACCGCTTTCGTTAGCAAGCGCAATTAGTCTACGTTTTGTTTTACCATATTCCGATCTAACAAAATTTATTGCTTTAACAATATTTGCTTCTTTATCAGTAATATGAAATGCTGCTAGGTTAAATGGTCCGCTATGTTGCACAAAACGCTTACCGTAATGTGTAACATTTCCTAAATCTCTAAGATTACTAACTCCTGGATAAATTCCGTCAAAACCTTGTACCTCTTCAACAATAGATTCTACATGGTCATTAACTTCACCTAATGTAAAGTCAACTAAATTATCGTTTAATGGATTCTTTTCTAAGTTTACAGGTATTTCATAATAACCATTTTCATTTTTAGGAGCATTAGAAAAACATCTAAACACAAGTGTTTTACCAACTTCTAAATCTTCTGTAAAAACAACAGTTGCTATGTTGTTAATGTTGTCTATAGTAAATTTAGAATCTAAAACTTTTTTACCATCAACATATGCTTTTACTACTAAATCACTTAATGTACCGCTTTTGGTAAAAACAGTAATTGGAAAATTATTAACTTCATCATCGACTGTAAGTTGTTGTTGTATTACAGCTTGTCTACTTAAAATATTTGTTTTAGTCCAACCGTTCACATATTCAAAAGTATCAATATTTGAAAACTTTTTCAAAAATCCTGTATCAGTTTGTGTTGTAAGTGTTTCACGCAATTCGTTTTGATATCTAACAATTTGATTTTGTATATCAAAAGAAAATACAATGTCTCCAATATTAGCAATATTTCTATACTTTAAAGGAAATCCTAGTTCTGTATCATTAGATCCAGTGCCTACTTTATAACTAAAAATTTTATTACCAATAAAGTCTGAAGCAGGATATGTAATTTGATCGTTTAAGATTATTCCGTCATGATCAAAAACGTCAAAAAGTGGTGCTTGGTTTACGCCTGTTTTTTCTTGTGACTGAATCCACTGAGTGCCATTATACCAAAACATCTTGCCACCTAATGATTCTCCTGATAAAGCAAGAACAGTTTCGTTTTCTAAAGGCATAGTATCAGTTGTTTCTACTAAACTAATTTGTCTGCGGCTGTTATGTGTTATGAAATTTACTTCGTAAATTTTACCATTTACCATACTATCGGGATCTGCTGTAAATAATACACGCATACCGTCAGTAAGATCTACACCATCAACATTGTATCCTAGGCTACCTTCTACATTGCTAAAAACGTCTTTTGTAAAATTATCAACTAAATTAACATTTTTCTTTGCAAATGTACCATGGTTGAATAATTTCATTCCTGCGTTAAATTCAATAATTGGTCTTTTGGCTCTAAAATTTTGATCTAAATTTATTTCAGTATTATTAACCTCATAACTTTTTTCAATTACATCCTTGTGAAACCACCTGTTGTAACGTGACCAGGGGTTTCTGTCATGACTTGATCGATTAACAGTGATATAATCTTTAGTACCTGGAAAACTTGCAGCGTCTTCATAGGGTACTGCATCAAATCCATATTCATCCCATGCAATTTCTACATCACTTGTAAAGATGCTCGGAACTTCTAAATCATTTTCAGAAATTAATTTTATACTTGTTCCAACACCTTCAATATAATAAAAACCTTCACTATATTCTGAAGGTGTAACAGTACCTTGGAAGTAAACTTTCATACCGTTTGAAAGGTTTACGCCTGTGCCTGTTTTGTATGTTTTTTTACCGATAACATTTTCAGCAAGGTCAATTTCTGTGTTTTCTTCTATAGCAAAGCTTAGAATAATACCGCTTGTATTAATATCAGTTTGACTTAGATAGTAAAGACTGTCCGGTACATCATCTGGTATAGTCCATTTTATAACACCTTGCTCAATGTAATCGTCTTCTGTTAAAACTAATCTACCTTCTTCGTCATAAACATATTTTAACATATCTTTATCATAAATTTCACTGCTTATCTCTTGCTCTATGCTAAAGCCTAGATCTGTATCAATAAAATCTCTTGTTATTCCAATAGTGAATGGATGTCCCGGTGTGTTGACTTCAAACACATAAGTTTGTCCTTTGAACAATCTTAGTGTTGGATTTCTTGTTGTTCCTCTTGAACTAAACAGGAATGCAGTATTGTCATCGTCTACAACTGTAGACACAACAATAGTGCTTTCTATTTCTTTTTGCTCGCCAAATACAGGAATAGGTAAAGGTCCTAACGGTAGCCAATAGTATTCACGGAAATTGGCAAACTTATCCCAATCAATATGTGGATTCCAAGAATACATTTCCTGCGAATTTAAACTATTATGATTTTCTGTAGGTCCTTTAAAGTTTTTTATTTGACCGATAAAATCAGGATAGTTTTTATAGAACAAAACATTATCTAATTGGTCTTTGTAAACAATACTGGGCTCAAATTGATAATTTTCTCTATCAGCAGTTACATCTGGAAGATAAACATCGCTTACTTGATTTACTTTAGAATTACGTCTACCTGCAAATGCATTGATTTTTTCTACAGCACCTGGATTGATCATTTGCTGTATAGTACTAGATAGTAATTTTTTGTTTACATCTGTTCTAAAATATTTTGGCAGAAAATCAATTGCTTTTGGATTTTCGTTATTATCGGTAGGCAAACCACTTTCGTTTTGTTCTTTATCGTATGCCATTAATAGCCTCCGGTATTATCTGTAGAACCAATTATAAAATTATCTGTTGTAGTTTCTTCTGCACTTTGTATTCCGCTTCCTACAAATTCGCTTCGAGTTACTACTGTACCAGACGCTTTAAGTCTTTCTGAAGTTAATGCATCTATTATTTCAATATCAGAAACAGTTGCACTACTAATTAATATTTCATCTGAATCACATTTGATTTCTTGTAAACTTCCATATGAACTACTTGTAAGTCTTGGAACAATTACAATACTGTTTACATCGGGTGCTAATTGCTTCATAACATATGCACTCAATTCACTCCAATAAAATGTTTCGCCAAAGTCCCAGTTATCTAAAGCAAAAAATTCATTAATTGCTTGAACAATACGAACTTTCAATTCATTATCATTTATGACACGTTCTTTAGATTTTACAACTTTAATTGCTGCTTGCAAATCTACATCTGCTTTATCTCCGAATAGTACTTTGTACTTTACAGGATGATAAATTATTTCATCACTTATAGATTTTACTTTTTCAATTTCACCGCCATAATACCTTGCCATTTGATCACTGCTTAATGGTAAAGGTTTTGTTGTAATAATATTTCTTAAGTATTGTCTAAATGCTGTATCGTATGCTCTTGTCATTAGATAAACATCAATTACATTTGTGCTGCTAGGATCAATTCTACTATTTTCATCACTTGCATGTACATATCTAAAACTTATACTATCACGACCTATAAATGCTTTATAATTATAAGAAGGTGATAATGTTCTATTAACTGAATCTAAAATATAAAATTCGTCTGTTGAACTTACATAATACTTAGGATTATTAGGTGTTAGCAAATTGATATCTGTGCTAAAACCTACAACATTTAAATTCTCGCTTTCTGCTGAAACGTAATTGTACACAGTTGTATTGTTTTGCTGTCTAGATTTTAAGAAAATATAATTTGTAGGATCTACAATTTCTGTAAACAACTCTGGATTATCAATTACTCCATCGTCGTCGCTATCAAAAAATGCAACTTCTACTCTAGTACTATCTATATAACCATCTTGGTCTCTATAAACACTTGAAATTTCCCAATCATAATCTAATGTGTATGATTCTGTTCCTGTGCTAGAATTAACATCATTATTAATGTTTAGCACCGAAACTCTATCTCTAATAATTTTACCTGATTTGCTGTCAAATATTTTTTTGTTATTATCAAAATAGAATCTTAATTCTGTATCACTTTCAAATATGTAACGTAAAGTTCTATAAGTTACAGTATATGTTTCACCATCAGTTTCAAATAAGAACAACCAACTGCTGTCAATACGTGAATTACTTACATCGCCTGCCTGTCCTAAACTAAAATTACCTGTAATATTTAGGTTGTCTTGAGTAATAACTTTCCAAGATCTAGATTCTCTATCGTAACGCAAACCAAAAGTGTTGTACGAGAAAATTTGGTCTACCATTTGACCTTGAACATCTACAATCAATTGTGTGCTAAGTTTTGGAATTGCACTATCTAAAACAGCACCGTCAGGTATGACATCGTTAAAAATAACACCCCCTAAACCTGTAGTTTCATCTACAGTGTTTCCACCATTAGTAACACTTACACATTTTGTCCAAATATAAGATGTTGCATATCTGTGTGTTGCATCGCCTAGCATAAGTTTATTATCGTCATTAGTCATGAAATGATAGCCTGCTGGTGCAGTAAATTTAACCATTGCACCAGGTTCAATAAACCGCAATGGACCTTCAGTAAACGATCCTACTGTATATCTAATGAAGTTACTATCTTGAAACATACCTGTAGTTCTGTTTGTATCTATTGTTTCTTCGTTCCATGTTAAATTTAATTCTGTGTAATTTTGTCTATTGTAGTTTTCTAAATAAAAGTTTCTAACATTTTTACTTTGCAACAATGGAGTAATTTTGTTAAAAATTGTTTGTAAAATATCTGATCTTGTTGTAAAATCAAAACTTGTAACTTCGTCAACATACTCTTTATACAAAATACCATCAGTAGCAAAAAGATTAGTGCTACTGTATTTTCCTGTAGCATCTAAAATATCATAATTTCTACTAATACCACTTGCGATTCTGTTTAGAGATTTTACCTTAATAATATCTTGGCTGACGCCTAGTGGACCAACATTGTAATCTTCACCTGTTACCATTCTATTTTGAGTATAGTAAGTAGAAGATGCATTATTCTTAATACTTTCGGTACTTTCACTACTTGCACTGTTAGAAATTGTTTCTTGTAGTGATAGTGTTAGGACGAGTGTTTCTGTTCTACCTCTAGAACTAATGTAAGGAATAGTTACTTGTACATCTTTAATATTATTAGGTAAAATTACAACGTCTGAGTTTTTACTTGTCCTATAATACGTTCTAAATGTTCCTGTAGGTAAATTACCAAAAACACCATCACTAAAAATTAAACTAATTCTATCATCTGCTCTAGTTAAAACACTAAAAACATTTTTTATATTTTTTGCAATACTATTGTAAACAATATTGTTACCTTCAACAGCATCAATTTTTGTCCATTCTGTAGTTTCTCTTGAAGAACTGTCTAAGCCAAAAAGCCAAACATCTGTATTGTTAATGTTTGTTGTATCAATATCAATTTTTTGGTTAGGCACAGGAAAATCTACGCTAAAATCGCCTCTTTGTAATCTACCCTGTTTAAAGTGCATAAAGAAACCTGTGCTAGATGCACCAGGTCCCCTACCGTTGTCTCTGTAAATGTAACTTAGTGGATCTGCAGGTTTAGGTGTTGCTTCTTTTAATTCGCCATTGTCAATTATTGTGCTTACAACTTCAAAGTCTAAACTTTCGCCATTTACGTCACGGTTGAAAGCATAAATCGGAATACCGCCATTGTTAGTTTCAAATGTATACTGCTCTGTTGGAATACCGTCAATAACTTGATTGTTTACAGGACGTCCGAATTGGTTAGACACATTGTTTGCTGCATTTAGAATTTTAACAAAATGTTCAAACCAATCATTATTAACATTATCATTCCATAAAATACTTCTACCTGAAAGACTATTTCCATTACTGTCAATTACATTTTCAGATGTTTGAACTGCTGTAATTTTAAGAAAGCCGTTTGCTGCTTGGTTACGTGTTACATTATAACTTAATAGTCTTGCTAAACGTAGAACACTTTCTCTACGTTCTGCAAGTTCTAAATAGTTTTCTCTTGCATTTAAATCTGTTCTGTATGAAAGGTTTTGCCCAAGAAACGCAATCATATCAATTATTGCAAGATATTCTGAACTTTCAATATAATCATTAAAATCTTCTGGATAATTTTTACGTAGATAACTTATCATTGTTCTACGTAGTGTATCAAAGTCATATGACTTAAATTCTGCGTTATTAAAACTCTGATAGATTTTTGTCCAATCCTCAGCAAGCAATAATCTATTTTGTCTATCTATAGAAGACATGGGCACTTCCTTAACATTAATTTATAATATTTATCTAGGATTATAATACACGTACTTTAAAAGATTTCGTTATTTAGGTCAAATTCGTATTGTAAAACTTCGGATATATTGTACTCTAAAAATAGTAAAGTTAACTGTATTTGTATGCCTGATTCAAAGGAATCTACTTGTACATCTGTTAATGTAACTCTAGGATCTGCATTTGCGATATCAGTTACATTTGCAATAATTGCTTGCTCTACATCTGGTGTAAACGGCTCGTATAAAAGATCCCATACAATTGTACCAAAATTAGGATTTTCTAATTTTTCACCTACTCTAATGTGAAAATGATTTAAAATATCTCTTTTTATTAGTTCAATATCTGTATACTTGAAATTTTTTGTATTAGGATCTGTAGTGCTTACTCCTCTATAAGATTTACTTCTTACAGGATTAGACACTTGATAAGATTTTTGTCTTACCTTTAAATTTTTATACAGATTTTTTTCTAGTGTACTCATAGTAATATTTAGTTCCTAACTATTTGTCTAACCGCAAGACGTCTAAAATCTTCGTCAGATCTTGCTCCGTATTTGTCATACATTTCAAGAGCCCAATCTAATCCTATTGTAGGACCATCATAACTAGAAGGTGTTTCTCCTTGCCAAGGAAAAATTTTTTCTAATCTGTACGCTAAATCTAATTCAAATTTTACACGGTTAAAATCGTCTAGCAGTGCTTGAGAAATAAGTTTTTGTACTTCTTCAGGAGTAGAATTTAACATTAATCCATTACGTATAAACTCTCTTCCATTTACCCGAGTATCAACTCTAGAATCCCAGTCTTCGACTTGTTCAGCAAATGCTGCTTCTGCTTGTCTTGCAATCTGTGCAGCATAAAATTGTAAAGGTCCAATTATATTATCATATTGCTGTTTTTCTAAATCGGTCAATCCTAAAGGATAACCGTCATCTGCTATATCAGTGCTCATATCAATTTTATCAATAAGTCTGTTGATTTCTCTACTAGACATAGGATAAGTTGTTAAAACATTATCAATTGAACTCATATCACACTCCCTTGTGTTATTCCACCAGTGTCAACTGCCGTATCACCTGTAGGATATGCAATATCATATTCGGAAGGTATATCCCAATTCCTACGAATATCAGTGAGATATAAATCTGCGCTAGGATTGTTAATCCAGTAGTTAGAAACTTTATAATTGTCTCCTTGGTTGCCGCCTGCAAGTTGTATTTTAAAACTACCCGGTTCTACAGCCCAAACAAATCCCACATGACCTCCTCTACGTGTTCTAGATTTTAAAACAGCAATATCGTATTTTCTAATCTTAGACAAATCTCTCCAATCAATTGCTCGACCGTACCGCTTATATTCTTGACTTCCCATAGTGTTAAAACTTTCTAAACCTGCGGTTGCTAATACATGACTTACAAATGCTGCACACCATGCATAATCAATTGCACCTGAATCTCTTGTATATCCTGATCTGCCAGCAGTAACGTAACATGCATAGATATTAGGATTTGGCGGAGATCCTTTTTCAGTCCAGTCTAATCTTCTAAAAGCAACAAGTGTATTTGCAAGCGCACCGTATGGAGTATCTGCTGGAGGAATATTGGTAATTTGTTCTACTCCACCTCTGTTAGGATTATTATAACTGAAAAAATGAGGACTGCCACCTGTTCCACCTTGTCCGCCATCTACTCCTGTAACAGGATCTCCATCTCGTAAATCGCCGATTGTTCCTGGTGGCCATTGTAATGCTTGTGTACCTTGACTATCTTGTTGTGCTATTTGATCAGTTGGAGACTGTCTCGGAGGCACAACTGCATTTGCTGGTATTATAACTTGACACATTTTTTATGCACTCCATGTTGTTTCATTTGAAATTGTTGACCTTCCTAAATTATAATAAGCTTGCACTGTAGTTCCATATGCATCAGGATTTACTGAATTACCGTTTCGCCAATCTCTTACATCTCCTGGACCTTTAAGATGTGCTGCCATTAGCAATCCTGAAATAACACTTACACTATCACCTTCTCTCAAAGCGCCAATTCTGCGTAGTGTATTTAAATTTTGTGTAGTGTATCTAATTATTGTTGCTTCTTGAACGTCTGGACTGCCTAGCCAATCTTGTAAACTTGAAATGCCATCTCTTCCTGTCCAGAATGAAGAATCACGCATAACAGTACAGTTTCTCAATCTTCTTGCAAATGTTCCCGATCTAATATATCCCATGTCTTCAAGTGCAGCGTGTCCAAATTGGTATTTTCCTGCAAAACATATACTGTTTACAACGTCATATGAATTTCCACTTTCTCTTTGACCTAGCGCATTAAGATAAGTGAGTGTTTCTTGTTCTGTAAATCCAGGAATGCGTCCTGGTGCAGCAGTTAAAGGTTCTGATGGTGTTCCGCCTTGTGCTCTAGGTACATTAGCATTTGGATCTGTGTATGCGCCAGGAGGTCCTGCAAAATCTTGTTGTGGACGCTGCTGACTTTGTGTTCTGCCAACCGATGGCTGATTTTGTGGAGGCAAATAAGTATCAGGCACAGCATCAACAAATGTATCGATTTGCTGTTGACCTGCTCTTGTTTTTTCTGGAGTATATTCCGTTGGATTTAGATTTTCGTGCTGATACCAAGGTTCGTGCATTGGTTGTCTTGCAGCTTGTTTTGCTCTTGCAGGACTTTCAGGCAGCGCAGGATCAGGTACTGAAGGAAGTGTTGCTGCTTGAGCATCGCTTGCGACACTTGCTGGACTTCCTGCTGTGTTAAGATGTATGTTAGATCCTGTTGCTTGTATGTTTGCACCATCTGCTTTCAAACTCATTATACTTTTTGAATATAATTTCATTGCCGCTTCTGTGCTTTTTATTTCTACAGTATTTTCAGCAGTAATTTTTGCACTTAATTTAGCAAGCATATTAATACCCGCTTCGTCACTTTGCATAAAAATAGTTCCTAATGCTTTTGTATGAAAATCTCCATCAGTTGCAATTTTAACGTACTGACATCCTTCAATTGCAACTTCGCCACCCGCTGATCCAATATTGACTGTAGATTCTGCTAAAAAGTCCGCTGTGTTTTGAGAAATAAAACTTACATTGTCAGGAGCATATCCTGCTAAAAACGTGCCAGCAGATAAACTAATTCCTTTTTCAGCATTTGCTGCAATTTTTGCACCACTTGTTAGTCCTACTTGATCACCTGCATCTATTCTTAATTCTTTACCTACTATGATATTCATATCTTCATAGGCAGTTAAATTAATGTCTCTATCAGCAACAAAATTTAAATCATTTTCAGAGTGTATACTTACACTATCATGAGAATAAATGTCAATTTTTCCATTTGCTGTAAGTTCAATCCACGCGGTGCCTCCTGCGTTTCCTATGTAAATTAAATCTTCACTGTTATGCAGAAGAATTTGATGTCCAGTGCGAGTGCGGATTCTAAAAAGTTCATTTGCAGGTATTTCATAATCACCGCCAGTTTCGTTCTGTTCTAAAGGCACATATTCAGATGGAGTTTCACGTGCAGGACCTCTGCGTAGTAATTTTTCATCACCGTCGTCCATAACAATACTATGGCCGCCAATTCTACTAGAGAACATGGATGCTGTTGCACCTGCAACACCTTTATCTACTCTAGGAGCACCAGGACCTTTATAAAGCGGACCCGGTGTATTCATACCATACACATTACTAGGTGCTTCACGTCTTGCACCACTTGTTGTTAGTCCTCTTGTGTCATCATCTAATAAACCTGCTTTAAACAATTGATCTGTTATCCTATCATTTGGAGGTTTAGGATAGTATGTTGGCTGTTTTTGCCCTTGTGGATCTACTCTATTTTTATTGTACTCTCCCACTGGTAATTTTTTACCAAGTAATGTAGTAGGAGTCATTGTAGGATCTGTAACAGCAGTTGCAGTATTACCTGCAGGCACAGTAAAATTCATATATTCATCTGGCACACATGCAAACCAAAAACAATAATCATGTCTGCCTTCTACAAATGTTACAAGAACACGTGATCCAGGATCTGGCGGTACTGCCCAAAATCCATAACTTTGTTGTGTATGAGTATAATCGTTTGGTCCTGTTGCGCCTGTAAGTGGTGTGGTACCAAAAAACGGACTTGCATAAAATGCATCAACAATTTGTCCAGGATCAGAATCGTCGTCAGCACTAGATCTTGTCTTAATAAGTTGCACTCTAAGAGCGCCCATAAATCTTTGATCTAAATGACTTACAACTTTAGCAAGATATGTACCAGGAGTATTTGGTTGCGCTGCGTCTCTACTAGTTCTACCAAGTTCTGTTCTTATAGGTTTAGGTGCTATCATTATGTGAAAAATCCTCTTGTCATTTTTCTTGCAACATTAAACACTTCAGGTGCTGCATTTTTTCCTGCTGTTACAATGTCATTGAGCACAGGTGCAACACGTTTTGCTGCATCATCTAATGCTCCTCCTATTGCTGTTTCTATTGCTCCGTCTAATGCTTCCATTTTTGCCCTAAAAATTTCTTGAGCAACTTCTGATGGATCCACTGCTCCTCTTTCTAATACTCGCTGTCGAAGTTGATTTAATGCATCAGCTCCAACTTCGTTCGGTAATTGGAAGTTTCCTAAGTCGCTGACATTTCCTCCTAGAACGTTTATTGCTGGTGCAAGTGCATTTGTTGTAACGTCTCTAAAAAAGCCAACAAAGTCGCCATACTCTCCCATTGTTCTTTGGAACAAATTATCTATACTTGCAGATACAACTTTTTGTATATCTATTCTTTCTAATCCTGTAACTTTTAAATATTCTTGTGGTAGTCTTTCAAGTATTTTATTAAAATCATCTACTACATTTATAATAGATTGATTAATCAATTGTGTGGCTAAATCTTCAGAAAGATTTTTATCAAACAAACTTGCAATAGAGTTAAGTGTTTGTTCGTCTTGTCCTGGACGTCTAACTAATTCTAGTGTTTGTGTAAATCTACCTTTTGAAAAACTATTTCTAACAGTAACAATATTATATAAACCTGTAAACTGTTGTAAAGAGTCTATTACCATTTGCCCTTGTCTATAGTCAAATCCAGTTCTAAAATACACAAGGATATCTACTTGTTCATACATAAAAGGTGCTTGTATATTTCCAGCAACATATGATCTTGATTGATCAGCAGGTAATCTAAAATTACTTGCATCAGATTCTGCCATATAGTAAGGATCTCCCCAAATTGTTAGTTCTAATGACACGTTTTCTGTATCACTATTAAGAATTAAATTATTGAAAAGTTCTGCTATTCTACGAGTATTGGTGCTTATCCTTGCACCGCCTGAATTTGACATATCTAATGTATATGGATACACTACATTTCTAATTCCAGCATTTACATTAGGAGTAATAAATGTACCGGCTTTTGAAGTTACTCTATTATTTGTAACATTTGGTACATCACTATCTTCTCCGGATTGTATATTTGTCCATGGCTTATGAAAACTATTGTCAATTGTAAAATTAAAATCAATAATATCAGTATTTCTTCCAGTATAAGAATAAAAATATCCCTTGTCTAAATTTAACGCTCTTTGTGAATAATTAGTTTGAATTGTAGGCGCACCAAAAACACTAGAATGTACTTTATACGGAATAACAATATATTGAAACTCCATAGCAGATCTGCCACTTTTTGTCATTTCAATTGTATCGAGTATTCTATTTTTTACATCAATTTTAAACCATGTCATCATACCATCAGAATCAGGATATTGTTCGATTAAACTTCTTCCCCATTCACTTGTTAAAATAACATCTTCAATTATTATTGGTATACTTGTGTTTTGAGGAAATACAAAATTTCTTGTCAACGGGTCAATTGTAAATTGTGCATCCCTAATTGTTCTTGTAGTTTCATCCCAACTAGAGTTTTCAAATGCAAAACGTATGTTGCCAGGATCTTCAAATGTTCTTACAATAGGACTGTTTCCAATATAATTAGAATTTGCATCTTGGAACAGTGTAACATCTGCTGCTGAAAAATCTCCATATTGAACATTACCAGATTGTTCTGCTGCTCTAAAAGATTCTACCCTACCTGGTATTCCTAATCCTGTATCAGTTACAGTAGGTGCAGCAGGACCATTAAGTCGAGATTGTAATTCTTGTCGTTGTCTTTCTAAATTTGTTCGTGCTGCTTCTGCAATAGCCTGATCTCCTGATCCTGATAAGATATCTAAAGCATCTAGATTAGCAATCACAGTACCTAATTGGTTACGTAAAGAATCTCTTTGTGCTCTTGCAAGAGCAGGATCAACTGCTCCTTGAAAATAACCTATAGGCGCATTTAAAACAGGATCAATTTCAGGAATAAAAATATCATCTACTTCGATTAAGCCGCCTTCAGGATTTTTTGGAAAAACAATTGTATATCTATCGCCTACAAGTTTCTTACCTTCTTTAACTGCTTTTTCTTCTATTCTATTTAGACTAGCAGTTAAACTATTATCGCCCTTTTGTAGAACCTCAACAACACTTGTACCTGAAATACTTGTTGTAGTTTGCATATTAGAAATTTGATCTAGCAAATTTAAATGGTTAAAAGGTGTAGCGGTGCAACTGTAATTTGCTCCTCCTGCCGTTACACTGAATTGTATATCAACCCATTTAATTGCATAACCTCTACTACCTACTGTTTTACCATGCTCTCCTTGATCAGTATGTCCTATCCAATCTACAGAAATATAAAATGGTGCTTCAATATAATTTGCATAACCTGCTTGCAACGCACCAATGGCTAATGCTTGTAAAAACAAACCAACACTATATGGTTCATAAACATTAAATTGAAATGTTACATTATTTGTTGTACCTGTTGCAGGGTTAGGATTATACAACCCTTCTATTTCAACATCATCCATGAAAAATTCAACTTGTCCGTATTGTTTTTCTAGTTCTGTTAAAACAGTTTTTTGACCAATGCCGCCGTCTCTAATAATAAGATTTGGTTTATAATTTAAAAAACCACTTTCGTTGTAATCTTGAGGTTCTAGAACTCCAAGAGACCATCTATAGTTACAACTCCTAAATTGGTTTAATATATTTGGCTGCATTGCCATACTAAACTCCTAATACTGATAACAATGTAGATTTTTTTGGCAAATATATTTGTGTTCCTGTTTTAAAATCAAATACAGGATCTTTTAAAATATCCATATTACGTTGTGCAAATACCCACCATAGTTTGGGTGTTTCATACACATCAAAAGCAAGCAAGTCTGGTCTATAATTGTAAACAGGTTCTATTGTATATAAAATGTCGTCTTCTGTTTCGGGTATAAATCTAGGTGAAAATATACCTAATGCTCCGTTTCTAGTATATTTTGTTTGTGAATATGGACTAGTATTAGCATATGGCATTAGATAAATCTCCCATTACCTTGAATATAATCGCCTTGCACATAACTGTCTAAATTAAACTGACTTACTTCGTTTCTGCTTAGTGCAACACCTGCAACAATTGACAATCTGCTTAGTGCTGGAACGTAACTATAATCATATCCTTGACTTGCGCCGTAAGTTTCTGCTGTTCCGTCAAATTGAGATCTATTATACAATGGTACCTTAATATAATCAACACCATCATTTAAATCTAAAGAGAACATTTTAATTACAATAGGAACATTTGGAAAAACAAAGTCTCCATAGCCTGACAATTCAACAACAGGAGGCGGAGCACCTAAATTACTTTGTGCATCACTACCGTAAAACATTTTAGAAACACTTCTTAAGAAGTGTGTTGCTGCTATCCAATACAACCCGTCTTGTTCGTTTTCTACTGGCCATTCGCAAGCAATTGTTAAATCTTCAACTTGACTGTTTTGATAGATTTGGTAGGGATAGTTTGTATGAGTTGGACTCATTACATCATAGTTTGCACCATGTGTTAAAAGAAGTTGTGGTAATGTTGGAAATACCATATATCCGTCTGTTTTAACAACTAAAGGATTTAGTTGTGGACTAGTTTGAAAACTTGAAATATTAGGTAATTTAATTTTAACACGCCAATCATCTGTACGAGATCTACCGTTGCCTGCATAAGTTGATTTTGCTACATTAGTTGATAAGCCATATGAGTTTTGTCTTTGTGTGCTGATTTGATTTTGTCTATTAGTAAGAGTGTTAAGAGATGTGCTTTTACGCATTTCACTTTTCATTGCAGCAGCACCTAAATTAAACAATGATTTTAAAAAAGGATTTTTAATTCTGCCTGATGCTGTTTGAAGAAATTGATTTGCACCTGCGTTTACAATACTAGAAACTCTTGAATCAAGAGGTTGTGCATTGTTTCTTTGTGCAGGTGAATTTCCTCTAGTAGTGCCTGTTCTAACTGCATTACCGTTACTGTCTCTAACAGGATTTCCTCTGCTATCTCTTACTATTCCCATAATCGAATCTCCTACATATATTTAGTTGACAAAATTAAATACATATATTATATTATGTGTATCAACTTGGAGAAAAAATGAAAAAAGTCAACTATTTAAACAACAAGGACATTCTAGCCGAGATACACAAATCAAAAAATACTTTTTGCAGTTATACTGACAGTAATTATGCTGATTATGATATCATCTTACCTAGTATTGAAAAGGTAAATGTTAGAACAATTGCCGAAGCAAAAAAGAATAAAGCAAAAAAACAAACACAGAAAATTTATGAAGCAGAAAAAGCTGCTGGGCGTAAGAAAAAACTCTCAGAATGTGAAGTTGATTACCGTAAAATTAGCAAGTACGAATTAATTTTTCGTATTATGACTTTTGATCATGTTCCTGAAGAACCAGGACGTAAGAAAAATCCCAAATCTGTTGCAGATACTAAAACAAAATTAAATTTTCCCCCATTTCAGCACTACAAATTTAACGAGAACGACGAACTTGTTTGTGTAGGTAAAAGTCATTGGGAAGGTGGCATGGAAAATGGACATTTTTCAAAAGATCACGGAATGGCTACAAACAAATTAGCAATGATGTGGATAAAACTGTGTGAGAGATATGCAACTAGAGGAAATGTTCGTGGTTATACATATAACGACGAAATGAAAGGCCAGGCAATTTTACAGTTATCACAAATTGGTTTGCAGTTTGATGAATCAAAATCACAAAACCCATTTGCTTATTATACAGCCGCAGTTACAAATTCATTTGTAAGAGTAATTAATTTAGAAAAACGAAACCAAAATATTAGAGATGATATCTTAGAAATGAACAATCTTAATCCAAGTTACACAAGACAGAGCCAAGGCGAACACGAACGTTCTAAAGCACGTTGGGAAGAAGACACAAAAAATAATAGTTGACTTTGTATTACTTCGATCTTATACTAAAATTCAACACGGAGTATAAATTTGTTTAAAAAAGCAGCAGTGTTTACTGACATACACTTTGGTATGAAGGGTAATTCGCGAATACATAACCAAGATTGTGAAAACTTTATAGACTGGTACATCGAAACAGCAAAAGAAAGCGGTTGCGAGACTGGTATTTTTTGTGGTGACTGGAATCATAACAGAAACAGCCTTAATTTAACCACTATGGATGCAGGTATTCGCAGTTTAGAAAAACTAGGTGCAGCATTTGAAAACTTTTATATGTTTGCAGGCAATCACGATTTGTACTACAAAGATAAACGTGATGTTAAAAGCACCGAATGGGCAAAACACATTCCAGGTATAACAGTTGTTAACGAAATACAAGTTGTAGAAGATGTAGCACTTGTTCCTTGGTTAGTAGGCGATGAATGG